ACCCCAACAAGAAGAAGGGGCCGTCGAGGCTGATAACAAGCGGATCCAACCTTTTGAGGGGTACGTAGATGAACGATGCAGAAAACCTGAGCAAGCTCCTGGGCCACCTGCCGCCGGAGGTGTTCCGTGAATTCATGGTGGATGAGTTCAGCCTCGTCATGCCAGATCTGGACGCCAAGAAGCCCAAGAAAGAACAGCGTGAACAGATGGAGGCTGTGCTCGCGGCTCTTGGGGTGGGCGAGCGGCAGCGGATCGAAGAAGTGGCAGAACGAATCGTGCTGCTGTCAGACGGCGCCGGCCAGGACGTCATTGACGGCTTCAAGGACGACATCTTCGATGACGCCGCCCGGGAAACCTTCGTCGCGATTCCGAACCAGTACGAGCGGGCGCTGTGGCTGCACGTCAATGAACCTGTGATCTTCGAGGAAGCCATCAACGCCCGACAGGCCGACGTGTTCCGGCAAAGCGCCTCCTGCTACTCCGGTTTCACGGCACCTGCCAACCTAGCGGTACTCGACGACGCAGCCGCCAAAGCGGCGTTCCACCAGACCGTCGCGCAGCAACTCGGGTGCTCCGATGACGCGGTTGCGATCCAGATCTTCAAGCGGCTGCGGCCCGACACTCAGACCGGCGAGGACGTGGATCTGTACCAGATCAGCATCCATCACAATCGCCCACCGGAAATCATCGACTGCGTGCAGGCGAGCGAATTGGTGCCCCAGGAGGTGATCCGGGCGGTGTCTTCGCACATCACTTACGAGCCGGCCAATGGGCACCTGGAGGTGCTGTCGAAGGACACGGCGGGACGCGAAGCGTTGGCGCGCATTGTGGCGGACACCCTGCTGCAATCGCCCATCACCGGCGAGAAGATCCCGCTCAAGCAATATGACTACCAAAGCCTGGCGGCGCTGCGAAATTTTGATTTGACCGGCGAGCCGGTCGGGTTCGTCAAGGTCGTCGAGCTCGGTTACGCCGCCGGCAATGGACGGTCGCTCCTGGTGAAGATCTGGACCAAGGACGTCGATGACATCTACGCGGCCGCCCGGTCGTTGATCGGTTCCGCCTTCGACTTCCGCGATCACCACCTCAACTACGCCAAGCTGTCCATCAAGCTGAAAAAGGTCGGCAAGGACCGCGCACGGACGATTACCGTGATCCTGCGCGACGACAACAAGTGCAACATCAAGACCAAGCGGGAAAAGGACCGGGCGCTGTGCGACCGACTGCTGGCCAAATGGCATCTGGTGAAGGAGATCGGCGATGTCGTCGAAGCCCCTGCAGACGCAGTCGCTGCTTGATCTGATTGACCTGTTCGAACGGTCTGGGCAGCCGATTGCCGACGGCGACGGACAGCGGCTTCATGGGGTGCCTGGGTGGGAAGTCCTTGGTCGGACGTCATTGACGCCGAAGCTGCTGGAGCAGTGGACCGACTGCGTCGGCTACGCCGGGAGCTACCCAGCATCGCTTGATGACGATCTCGTTCAAGTCGACCTGACTGAAGATGACCAAGCTGATCGATATCGCTACCGCTGCCCTGAGACTTTTCGGTGGAAGTTTGTCCCCGCCGCCGAAGTCGCCATCTACAGCGTTCGGCCAGCTGCAATCCTAAGCACCATCGCCGATCTCCTGGGTATCGCGCAGGCTCTGCGAAAAGGAATTAATGCGCCGGTGCTGGAAGATTCCCTCTGGCATTTGGGGAAGGCACGAATCGGACCCGCACTGACAGACGTCTGGCTTGTTCGTGGGTTGGCGCGATCTGTCGAACAGGTGTTTCGGCATTTCAGCCAAACCAGTCTGCCTGATCAGGGCCTGATCTTGTCGTCGGGCGGTGTCCTGCCGCAGTTTGTCCGGCCGCCGCGTAGCTACCGATTCGCATCGCTACGAGCTGCAATCGTCGACTACGTCGCCACGCCGTGCATCGACATGGATCTTCTGCATCGCATCTTGGCCGCTCCGCCCGATGGCGCGATCCGCCCCGTGTTGCCGGTGCACTTTGACGAATACACCAACACGCTGACCATCCGCACCAAGACCAAGCCCTGGACGATCAAGGGAGAGCGTCAGGCTGCAGCCGTCCGCTACATGTTCGAGCAGGCCATCAACGACAGGTGGATTCTCTCAGCCGCTGAAATTCTTGACGCAGCCTATGCTGACAAGAAGACGGCGCGCAGTCAGCGCATGCAGAACCTGTTCAGTGGCAACACCGACTGGGAGGACTACATCGACAACCCTGAGAAGGGGAAGTATGGCTTCCGCCGAGATTGACCAGCCACCAGTTGGCAGCACCACGCACAACCGCCTTCGGGCGGTTTTTTGCTTTCTGGCCCCCGCTTTTCCCCGCAGAAGCTGCGCCCGTACATCAGCCCGTACATGGCGGCGGCAGACGCCCGCACAGGCCGACTTCGAAACTGACCTCACGAATTCGCAACAACCAGAAGGAGTGCATCGTGAGTGTCAAACATCTGAATCAAGGCCAATTGGCCGAACGTTGGGGAGTCAGCGAAGCAACGCTTGAACGCTGGCGCTCCGAAGGTATCGGCCCGGTATTCCTGAAGCTGCAGGGTCGCGTCGCTTATCGCATCGAGGACATCGAAGCCTACGAGTCCGAGAGCCTGCGCAAGAGCACCTCTGAACGCGTCAATGCGGGGGGTGCGCTGTGAACCGCATCTCCCCCGACGAAGTCCTGGCCACCCCGGCCGGCGAACTGGCTGCGCTTGCCAGCGAGTCGCTGTTCCAGCTCAAGAACGACGCTGCTGATCTTCTCGCCGCTGCCAAGGCGATCGTCGAGCACGTCGATCGCGCACTGGATCTCAAGTATGCCGACCGCGCGCACCAGCTCCGCCTGGCGGCAGGCAAGGACACCGGTGTCGTCCACTTCGACGACGGCCATGTCCGCATCACCGCAGATCTGCCCAAGAAGGTCGACTGGGATCAGACGCGGCTCGCCGAGATCACTCGTCGCATTGCAGCCAACGGTGACGACCCGTCCGAGTACGTGGACATCAGCTACCGGATATCGGAAACCAAGTTCAACGCGTGGCCCGAGTCGCTCAAGAGCGCCTTCGCCCCGGCACGCACCCTCAAGACCGGCAAGCCGGGCTTTCGTCTCGCTCTGCTTCAGGAGTAATTGCCATGAAAACCAAACCTACGCTGCTCGAACTGCTGCGCAAACAACCGGAGATGTACCTCCGGGATCTGCCCGAAACCATTCGCATCCCAGCGCTGGACGGCAACCGCCCCGACGAAGTGGTGCGTCGCCTTGAGGACGCCACCATCGATGACGTGGCATTCGCGATCCAGGGCCTGGAGTCCGAAACCCGCGTTATCCATAGGCGCCTGAGTGGTCTGCGCGATCTGTACGAAATGGCCCGCAAGCGTGGCGCGCTCGGTATGACCACCGTTGCTGATGCGTTCGCCAGCATCAGCACTGAGGAGGCCGGCAAATGAGCCTCCCCATCATTACTGCAGACCAGCGTCTGGCCGAGCGCCGTGGCGTGAAGGGTGTGCTCGTCGGCAAGAGCGGCATCGGCAAGACCTCGCAACTCTGGACGCTGAAACCCACGGCCACGCTGTTCTTTGATCTTGAGGCTGGTGATCTCGCGGTCGAGGGCTGGGCCGGCGACACGATCCGTCCGCGCACCTGGCAGGAGTGTCGTGACTTCGCGGTGTACATCGGCGGGCCGAACCCTGCGCTGCGCGACGACCAGCCGTTCAGCCAAGCCCACTTCGATGCCGTATGCGCGCGCTTCGGTGATCCGACGGTCCTGGACAAGTACGACACCGTGTTCGTCGACTCCATCACCGTGGCCGGTCGCCTGTGCCTGCAATGGTGCAAAGGCCAGCCCCAGGCCTACTCCGAGAAGACGGGCAAACCCGACAGCCGGGGCGCGTATGGGCTGATGGGCCAGGAAATGATCGCCTGGCTGACCCACCTGCAGCACACGCGCGGCAAGAACGTCTGGTTCGTCGGCATCCTCGACGAACGCCTCGACGATTTCAATCGCCGGGTGTT